TTTGCACACTCAGGGCACGTGGTGTTTTGCACAGGCAAGAAACGTATCTTTGTAGTCTCGCCAATAGAGAAGATGCGAAGTTGAAGAATCAGATACTCGAAATCAAAGATCTCAAGTTTGTCAACTTCGACACCTGGTGTCACAATACAGTTTGAAACAATTTGTTTTGTTGCGTTTGCAATGTCATCCGTGTCACCGCTTTCCATAGCAGTGAGAAGAATCTTTTCTTCTTTGACTAAAAATGGACGAATGGTGATAGTCTTTTGAGTTGATGGTATGATTACAGTATGAGTAGGAACATCAATCTTTGGTAAGCCCATTTTTCACTCCACGAATTAAAAATCGATTGTGTAAGTATATATGCTACCCAAAAGGTGTTAGTTTTGGGTTATTAGGCATAGAAAAGTCCAACACTGACTTCCATTTGCTATATGCAAATTGTACAGTAAGTTTCAAGTAATCGCCATCAGCATAGCTCAACTCTTGCGATTGAATAGAAATTGGATATGCTTCTTGAAGAACGTATGTTGCCAACTTCTCAAACTTTTTGTATGGAGGCGGATCTGGCTTTTTATTCTTGTCTTTTTGTGACTTGTCTTCCGCCACAGAAAAGTTTGATACCTTTTGAATCACAATACTTCCAACGTAGTTTTCGTAGAACTCCATGTACTGAGAGCCTGGTGAAATGATTAGCTGTTGCCACACATCAAAAAACGTTCTTTCTACCATCGAGTTTGTACAAATAAATGTTGCAGTCAAATCTTCATACAAAACACCATACGGCATCTTTCGTACTGTACCAAAGATTCTGTGCTCAGTTGATAAGAGCTGTCTGCCTGGTATTGAAACAGACTCTGCGAGCATTGAAACGTGACCAGCTTTATTCTTTAAGAATCCTGTTTTGAACAGATCTTGTGCAGCTGTTGCTATGCCACCAAATATGTCACCATTTAGACCTTGCCCAAGACCTTCAGTGATGCCTAAGAACGCCATAGGTGGGATGATGTTGAAAACATATTGGCATCCTAGCGCAGGTCCGCCAGCTTCTCCGATCAAAGATTTAATTCCGTCTACGTTTGCCATTTTTGTTTTCCTCTATGATGCGTCTCGATATGTTCCAAACACGTCTTTTTGGCACCTTTACAAATTTTTCTGTCGGTAAGAACAGAGCAAGCTCCCATTCATCTGGTGTGAGAGTATACATCATGTTGCCTACTTGAGAACGTTTGTATGAACGCAAACACGCTTTATAGTGAACAAGCCTGTTTGACAGTTTCAACATCGAATACGTTATATTTATTCTGATAGTTCCGTCCGCCGATGCTCTATGATATGCTTCAAGTTTGCTCATAAAGTCTGCTCTATCAGCAGGTGCTAGATAGTGAAAGTTGAGCCCTATAAATCCACCCGGCACAAGTTTAATCACTAGCACAAGAGGAAACATATCGTAATATGGAAGAACATCTCTTGTTTTGGGATTGTACTTGAATGTGATGATGTTGCCTGGTATCGGTTTGTTTGGGTAGTTTACTTTATCAAAAAATTTTTCTGGATCTGTTTCGGTGCTACCAAAAATATCTTTGACTTTCTTTTTGTACCAGTTAAGTGAACGCAAGCTCATCTCTTTGAACTTCTCGTTGTTTTTTGAGAGTTCTACCATGTCATCAAAATATGCTTGCGGCTTGTTTTTCATCAAAAGTATTTATCAGCTTCCAAGAATCTTGATGCCGAGAGTTGCAAGACTTTTTTCTGTCCATACTTGAAACGAGGCTCCCTGCGCTCGTGCAGCATGAGCAGCAGCTTTCCACTTAGCTTGATTCTTTACGTACTGATACACCTCTGTGATGTATCGTTTCTTAGCAGCCCGTGTCGTTTTTTTGGATTGTTCAGGGGGTCTAGTGTACTTGTCTGGTTTAAGCTCAATCCACAAACGTTTGTTATCTTTGAACGTTATTGTGAAATCGATGAAGTATCTGTGATAACCTCCGTCAGTGGGGCATAAATATGGAATGACTAATTCTTCGGATGACCATGAAACAACACTTGGGTTACTGTCACACCACATCATGACAGAAAATTCCCATGATGAGCGATAGACGATGTTCTGAGCATCACCTAAATACTTTGATGGGTTTTTCAACTTAAACTGACCTTGGTGCATATGACTGGATATTTAGACCTTCTTAAAAAACTGAAAGGGGCGCCCGTAGTCGAAGACTTAGCTAAAGCGGCTGGTGTACCATCATCTCTTCTTAATTTATTTTCTCCTGGGCAAGACGTTAGTGCATTTATGCCTAAAGAAACTCCGAAAGAGACTTTAGAAGACGACAAGCAGTATTCAGATGGAAGCTCACTGTACTATCCACACGATCTTTTTGCGAATCAAACCGCAGCGTACATATATTTCATGGTGCGTGATTCACAAGGATCAACGGCGTCTATGTACAAAGACGGCACAACAAACACAACAGACGCAGCAAAACTATTCAAGCGCCTTGCGCTGTATATGCCACCATCTATCAAAGTGAACTACGGAACAAAATGGGAAGAAGTGAGTCTCACTGTCAGTAGAAACATGGACATGATTGGTAACTTTGCATCTGGCGTTGCATCATCTGGAGCTGGTGTAATAGGTGGTATTGCTAATACATTAAAAAGCCAAGGTGCACAAAATGCAATTCTTGCTGGTATGGCAGCTGATAAAGCTATGGGCACTCAAGCATTTCAAAACGAGGCTGAGTTTCGCTCAAAAGGTATTTTAGATCCTCAAGCAGCACTTCTCTTCAAAGGTGTTGAGTTCAGAGAGTTTCAATTTGACTTTCAACTCCTTGCTCGAACAAAACAAGAGAGTGAAGATATTCGTCAGATCATCAAGACGTTCAAGTGGGCGATGCATCCAGCTAAAGGTAGCGGAGAGACCTGGCAATACCCATGTTTTTTTGAGATCTATCTTTTGACGCCGACACGAAAGTATATGTTCAACATCATGAATTCTGCACTCATCAGAATGGATGTTGATTACGGAGGTTCTGGTATTCCATCTTTCTTTAGAGAGAACGGAGCTCCCGTAGACATTCGTATGTCACTCACGTTCAAGGAACTTCAAGTGTTGACTAAGGAAATGATTCTTAAAGATTACTAATTATGAAACACTTTCATTATTTCCCACAAATCGAATATAGTGATGAAGCCGCTGTAAACATCATGGTCAGAGGCAAGATCAGAGATGCAATTTTGCAACGTCGTGCGCTGTACTATAAGTACACAATTTCTCCTGGTGAACGACCAGACATTATTGCGTCGAAGTATTACGATAATCCAAGACATACGTGGGCATTGTTCTATGCGAACAATATGTTTCATCCGATTCATGACTGGCCTATGGACGACAACGTGTTCACAAAGTATCTTGAAACAAAGTATGGTGTTTCGTATCCACGAGGTGCACTTGCCCTGCCACATCATTACGAAGTTGTGGATCAAGCAACTGGACAAAATCTCATTATCGATGAGGCAACATATAATACATACAGTATTGATGCACAACACACCGTAAAAGAAGTTAGTGTGTACGATCATGAAGTGGAAATGAATGACAAAAAAAGAAATATTGTCATTATCGATAAATCATACATACTAGACTTGACAAACGAGTTGAGTAAACTTTTCAAGTAGTTTAGCATGGCAAAATTTCCCCATGAGTATCAGTATAATCTAAAAGATCTGACACTCATATCACATACAGGCAAAGAGATTAGTTTGTATCCTCAGTTCGTTGAGTTTACGTTCGAGGAAACAATCTTCGGCACCACTCTGCACGGCACTATTTTTGTTGTAGAGTCTATCGACTTGCCTACGATGCTTCCAATGATTGGTGAAGAGCGCATCAGAATATCGTTTACACGTCTTGATGAAACAAATGGTGATGAGCTTGATCCAATTAGTTTTGAGATGCCCATCTATTCTCTGTATGGTAAAAAGCAAGATGGCAATTCTGGCAAACGTCAAACATACAACCTTGCATATTGTTCAAGTGTCGTGTTCAAAAACATCAACACAATTGTGTCGAAGTCGTTCAAGAATATGCCATACAGTGACATCGTGAAGAACATTTACGACACATATTTGAAAGAGAATAAGCCGATAGAAGTTGAGCCGACTCGCAACCCAATGAACTATGTTGTTCAGAATCAACGTCCGATAAAAGCAATCAAACAAATATGCAAGCGAGCTGTATCAGATGAAGGCAACGGCTCGTTCTACGTGTTCTTTGAAGACCGAGACAAATTCAACTTCGTCACAATGCGAAAGTTGATAAAGCAAGAACCTGTTCGCACATTGTATCAGGGAACGAAAAACTTGCCTACGCCTGGTGATGGACCTCTAGCACGAGCGTATAAGAATATATCGAAAGATATGTATAAAGCAAGTGTGGTAAAAGAAGAGAGTGGGTTTGACATATTAAAATCTGCACTATCAGGTGAGGGTGCATCTAGCATATTAACTGTCGATCCAATTCGCAGATCATTTTCGTTCAAAACATTTGACTTGCGTGGGCAACCTCAAGAAGACTCTAGCCAACAAACCGGTGAGCAGGGCGCAGCATCGCCGTTTCAAACAATTCTTGATGGCATAACAAAGTTGATTGGCTCACCAGCACCATTACAATTCATAACTGGTTCTGACTTTGCATCTATAGTGGGTGAAGGTGCAGCAAAAGCGTTTACTAACAACAGCAAGATGTTCATCAACCCAAGAGGCAATCTTAAAGTTGTCGTCGGCGATGCTGGACAAGATACACAAGAATACATCTCACAGAGAGATCAGACAGTTCGCCCGTATGCACCAGAAGAGTTTGTAAATCAACGTGAAGCAGAGAAAGCGAGTTTCATCAAGAACGTCATCTCGACATCTTTGCCTGGTGATCCAACAATCAAAGTTGGCTCAGTTGTTAAGTTTGATATACCAGAAAAGACTGGTCGTATTAACGACCAAAATCCAGAAGAGCTGGACAAGTACCTGCAAGGCAATTACGTTGTGGTGAGTGTTGCACACATCGTCACGAAAGAAAGTTACAAGATGAACTTGGAACTTATGAAGAACTCTCCAGAGAACGAAATCGAGCCACGGGACGTGTTCAAAGAATATGGAATACGAACTGACGATTAGTTCCATTCTTGGCAATCTATCCGAAATATTTACTAGACACACATATAATCTGTGTTATACTGAACTCATCCTTAATTAGGAGGACGTGTACAAGTGGTTAATAAAAAAGTGTCCGATTACAAGGACGACAAAAAGACTAAAGAAGTTTCTGAAGAGCTGAAGCGAAAGAGAGCCCTCAAGAAACTTAAACAAGAAGATGAAGAGGAGAGCTACTTTTCTGAGCTACTAGAAGACGTTGATGATGACGTGTATCAAATGCTCAAGAAATTGAAGTAATTTATTATGAATCGTAAGTTGTATTACCTTGCTTCGCCATATACTCACAAAGATCCTGCCATAAAGAAACAGAGAGCAGAAGCAGTCACAGAGACGGCAGTTGATCTTTTACACCACGGCATATTCGTATTTGCGCCAATCTCATATAACGAGCCGTGGGAAAAGTACAATCTTCCTGGAGATTGGAACTTTTGGTGTGAGTTTGATAAAACTTTCGTCGAACGATGTGACGGCGGCATCATCGTACTGATGCTTGATGGGTGGGACAAGAGCGTGGGCGTCACCGCAGAGATTGAGTTTGCAAAATCATGCGGACTTCCTGTATACTACGCAACACAAGAACAGATTAAGAATGGAGATCTGAGTTTCTTGATGCCAAAGAAATCAAAAGAATCCGAGATCTTTTGATTTCTTTGGCATCAAGAAACTCAGATCTC